TGGCGGTAAAGGTTCTGTAAATGAAGAAATCTTTATCAATGGTAATGCAGTAATGAATGAAAAATATAATGGAAAATTCCCATGGCGAACAAAAACTTAATCATTGGCGGGTATACAAACTACGGAATCAATCAACTAAAACCTTGGGTACTATCAGCATTAGAAGTTGCTGATGATAATACAGAGGTTGTCCTCGTTGCAGGTAATACAACAAAAGAAACAGTAGAATGGTTAATGGAAAAAGGAGTTACTGTTATTCCAATGTTACAGGTACAAAATGTTCCTGTTCATGTATTGCGTTTCTTATCAATCTATGATTTCTTACATAATAATCCAAACAAATATAAGTTTGTTGTTACAACAGATGTGAAAGATGTTTACTTCCAAGCAGACCCTTTTGATTTAATTAATTTTATGTGGGAACAACCTCCAAATTATAAATTGGTTATTGCTACTGAAGGCTTAAGATATAAAGATGAACCTTGGGGTAATGAAAATTTAATGCAAGCTTATGGACCTTACGTTTACGAAAAATTCAAAAATAATGAAATTTATAATGTAGGAACTTTTGGTGGCGAATATGAATATGTAAAAGATATGGTGTTTCATATTTTTACCAATGCAATCAATAGACCTATTCCTATTTGTGACCAAGCTGTGTTTAACGTATTAATCAATACACAACCATTTGAAGATATTATTTACCCATCACATGATTGGGCCTGTGAAGCAGGTACTGTTGCTGATCCTACAAAAATTGATGGGTTTAGACCGAACCTAAATTGTGCCGAACCTACAGTAAAAGATGGTCTAATTTATTATGAAGATGAACTTTTCCCAATTGTTCACCAATATGACCGTGTACCAGAATGGAAAAAATTTGTCCAACAAAAATACGGCCAAGAAGATGAATCTCAATTATTTGTTTATAGAACGTGAAAATTAATATGAAAAAAATATTATATGTCGTACACAGATACGCACCTTTTCCTGGCGGATCTGAAAATTATGTTAGAGATATGGCTGAAGAAACTCTATCTAGAGGACATACAGTTGCTGTATTTGCAGGAGAACATAAAGGAAATCTTAATGGAGTTAGAGTTAGTTCAGACCCACAAATATTATTAGAACAATGGGATTTAATTGTTGTTCATGGTGGTGATGTTAATGTACAGAATTTTGTTTTACAAAACACTAAAAATATTCCATCGCCAATTTTGTTTATGTTAATCAGAACAAGTGTTTCTCCTGTTTACCAATTTGCAATGAAGAATTGTAAATATCTGGCTTGCTCTACTACTGATGATTGGGATTTTGTTAAGTCTTTAGGTTACGAATCTAAATCGGTTCAAGTATCTCATGGTATTGATGCTAAAGTTTCTACTGCACCTAAGAAAATTAATTTTAGACAGAAGTATGGTGTTGAGAATAGATTGATGTTATTATCTTCAGGTGGTTTTTGGCCAAATAAAGCTTTTGGAGAATTAATTGATGTATTCAAACAAGTTGGTCGTGATGACATGACATTAGTATTAACTGGTTATGATAATCGCCATGGACTTATGACATCATTTAGGGGTAACAAAAATGTTAATGTTTTTATGATTGATGACCGTGAAGAAGTTTTAGATGCTCAAGCGGAAGCAGACCTATATATTATGCACAGCCATAGTGAAGGATTTGGTTTAGTATTGTTAGAAACAATGTTAAACAAAACTCCTTGGGCAGCAAGAAATATTGCTGGTGCAAAAACAATTAAAGACTATGGCTTTACATACGATACTGATGAACAATTAATAAAATTCTTAAAAGATTTTGAACCTGGTAAAGAAGAAGAATTAATTAAAAATTATAATTTCGTTACATCAAATCATTTGATTAAAAATACTGTTGATGATATATTAAAAATACTATGAATAAATTAGTTATATTTGACCTCGATGGTGTAATTCTTGATAGTCGTGAACTACACTACGAAGCACTCAATCGTGCTATTCACAAAGTAACGGATAGTTATAATTATGTTATAACCCGTGAAGAACATCTATCAAAATACGATGGATTAAACACCACAAAAAAACTTCAAATGCTTACACAAGAAAAAGGTTTGCATGTTGATTTCTATGATGATATTTGGAAAGAAAAACAACAACAAACTTTTGATTTAATTCCAAAATCATTTGTTAATGAGTCGGTGCGTTATATTTGTGACCAACTAAAACGCCGCGGATGGAAAATTGCTGTTGCATCAAATAGTATCCGTGAAACGGTTCGTATTTCATTAGACCATGCAAGAATTCTTACAGATGTTGATTATTATGTAAGTAATGAAGATGTATTCAATCCAAAGCCGTTTCCTGAAATGTATTGGCAATGTATGAGTAAACTCAAAGCATTACCTAAAGATACAATTATTGTAGAAGATTCTCACATTGGTCGTGAAGGTGCTTTGAATTCTGGTGCTCATTTATATCCAGTAAAAGATGCTCACGAATTGAATGGTAATACATTTATAGAATTTATTGATGATTTTAGTAAAGAAGAACGAAAAAAGAATATACCATGGAGAAATAAAAAGATGAATGTATTAATACCAATGGCCGGAGCAGGTTCAAGATTTACTGCAGCGGGTTACACTTTTCCTAAGCCATTGATTGATGTTAATGGTAAACCAATGATTCAAGTTGTGGTTGACAATCTTAATGTCGAATCTCATTTTATTTTCTTGGTACAAAAAGAACATTATGAAAAGTATAATCTAAAATCTGTACTAAATTTAATTTCACCAGGTTGTGATATTGTACAAGTTGACGGACTAACGGAAGGTGCAGCTTGCACAACATTGTTAGCTAAAGAATTGATTAACAATGATGAACCACTATTGATGGCAAACTCTGACCAATTTGTTGAGTGGAATTCAAATGAGTGTTTGTATGCCTTCACAGCTGATTCTGTTGATGGTGGTATTATTACATTTAAGTCAACACATCCTAAATGGTCATTTGCTAAATTAGGTGAAGATGGTTTTGTTTCAGAAGTTGCTGAGAAAAATCCTATATCAGATAATGCAACAGTTGGTATTTACTATTGGAAACAAGGTAGTGATTACGTTAAATATGCAGAACAAATGATTGAAAAGAATATTCGTGTGAATAATGAATTCTATGTTTGTCCTGTATTCAATGAAGCAATACAAGACGGTAAAAAAATTCGTATCAAAGATATTAACAGAATGTGGGGTTTAGGTACTCCAGAAGATTTGAACCATTACTTGGAGAACCATAAATTATGAATGTAGCGTTAATATTAACAGGACACTTACGTTGTTGGGAACAAGTATTTCCTAATACTAAAGAAGTTATATTGGATAGATTTCAACCAGATGTTTTTATTCATTCTTGGGACGAACAGGCGTGGTGGGATCCACATAGTAAAGAAGGTTTTGTTGCTAATTCTCCTAAAATTGATATGGATAAAATCAAAGAAGCATATAAACCAATAAAATATGTTTCTGAAAATTTTGAAGATTATCGGCCTGACTTTGAAAAACAAGCTGAACAATACGAAAAACATTATCATGTCAAACGTAACATACTATCTATGTTTTATAAAGTTAGTCGTGGTGTTGATATGATGAATCAATATACAGCAAGAACAGGTAAGCATTATGATTTTGTTATTCGTATGAGACCTGACCTCTTATTCAAACAACATCTACCAGAATTTAAGAGTGATAAATTTTATACTATATTACACAGAAATCATGTTGGTCAAGGAACTGGAGATATGTTTCAAGCATCAAATCAATGGTTAATGACTATGTTTGGTAATATCTCTACTATTTTACCTACTCTATATAAAGGTACAGATATTCTTTGCCCACATATTGTATCTGAACATATGTTTAGAAAATTGAATATGCCTTGGGAAGAATTTCCTATAGAACGTATGTTGATGCACACACCAGCAGGTGAATATAAACCAAAACAAATTTATGGATACAATTAAAATGGATAATTTAGTTACACTTAATATATATGACGAACCTACAATTTTTGATGAAATCATTTCATTGAAAGACGGACCTGTTCAATACGAAAGAGTTGGTACAGGAAATATTAAAATGGTGCAACACCCGTATCCGTATTCAATCAAGTTAAAAGAATTTGAATTTCTTAAAAATTTAATTGCAGAAAATAATCTACAGCGAGGTTATGAGTGTGCAACAGCTTTTGGAATTAGTTCTCTTGCTATTGGTTTAGGATTCAAACAGTCGGGCGGTAAATGTGTTACTATGGACGCTTATATTGAAGAAAAATGTAAAGATCCTGGTGCTTACGCAAATTTTGAACGTGAAGTTTACGAAAAGGCTGACGGATACAAATCAGTAAAATACTTAATTGACAAATTTGAGTTACAAGATACATTATATCCAGAAATTGGTTGGAGTCCTGATGACACTATAACGTGTGTGAAAAAACATATTACTGAACCTTTAGATTTTGTTTTTATTGATGCTGGACATTTTCCTGAGCAAATGATAAAAGATTTTGATGCATTTTTACCATTACTTGGAGAAAAATACATACTAGCTTTTCATGATGTATATCCTTGGAGTTACTCTGAATTAGTACACGACCATATATTCTCAAAAATTGGTAAACGAGTTGAAATTAAAGTTCCTCATCCTGCTGGAGAAAATTTAGGTATAATCTTCAACCTATGATTTATATTGCTCATCGTGGTCTAATGGACGGTCCTAGTAAAGAATTAGAAAACCGTCCTGACCAAATCAAAAAAGCATTAAATCTAGGATATGATTGTGAGATTGATATTAGATATATTGAAGGTGAATGGTTTTTAGGACATGATAATCCTGATTATCCTATTGATTTTAATTTTTTACACCAAAATGGATTATGGTTACATGCTAAAAATTTAGATGCTCTTTATATTTTAACGGCATTTAATAGATTAAATTACTTTTGGCATCAAGAAGATGATTTCACTTTAACTAGCCAAAAGTATATTTGGACCTATCCAGGTAAGCCATTAACCAAAGATAGTGTATGTGTTATGCCAGAATGGAATTCAAATATTCAAGAATTCAATGAAGAATGCTATGGCGTTTGTTCGGATTTTGTTGGTCAAATGAAAAAATAAGCATTATATATCGAAGCCAGTGTTTCTACACATTGGCTGTCAAAATTAAAATGTTGTATAAATAAGAAATACGGCGACCAAAGTGTGTTGCAAATCTGTAAGGAAATCAATGTTATCGTTCAAAACGTTCTTAAAAGAAGAAACTGAGGAAGAAGGATCTAAGCTCAAGCATATTCACCATGCTGAAGATAGACCATTA